AATTTGGATTTATCTGCCATTTTTCTCTCCTGTTAAGTTTGTTTGGTAAGGCTGTCTACTATTATTTACACTATTGTTATAAAATACGTGGAAAATGGGGTCAAAACAGTCTGTTTTGACATGTTACTACATATCATAGTATCTTTTGAACTCACTTATTGAAATATGAGAACAATTTGCAACTTTTTTTAGCTGTTTAGGTATAAAATCGTCACCGTCTTCAACTATTCTAATATACTTCGTTCCAGCGTGTGATTCACACGTTGATGCAGTTTGGCGTTCCCAATTTCCAAAATACGTCGGCGGTTCATGGGTTTTTTTATAATTGTGCGTTCCTGCGTACAAGTTATTTACCTTTGTTCGTTCACCTTTGTCGTCTTTTTTACCATGAAAATCAAATCCTAATATGTAAATTGTATCGTGTCCGTGTGTGCTTGCCAACCATAAAGCCGTTGGTCCACTACTCCAACCCTTGCTTGGTTGGAAATAGTTAAAGCCTTCCATGCCATGGTACGCCTTATTAGGATTTGTCCATACCTGATTTTCCATTTGCCATTTATGTTGGTTTATTTCTAGTATCATTTTGACGTCTACAGCTACCAGGTAATCAGGTTGATAGTGTCTATATACTGCATTACAGGCATAGACTTTTCCATAATTCCTTAAAGGATAGAGATCAATATCCTTACGACTCTCGCCATTTCCTATAACGAAAGCTACCGTCATCGGTTTACCTCTTTATACTGCTTCTGGTTGTGCTTGAATCCCGTACATTTGTCTGACAAAATCTAGTTCTTTCTCTTGCTCTTCAGCATGAACTTCAGACGCCTTACGGGCTTTGTTGATTTGTCTAAGTGTCAATCTTGTTTTACGTGTGTCATCACGTTTGACAATACTCTCATCATCTGTTGGATCATAAGACTTATCTTCGATAGGCTCGATAGTTTGCTTGTCAAAATAAAATAGTTCTCTAAGTATCATGCTATTATTTATGCTTCCGGCGTTGGCTCTGCATCACCTACTCCAGCATCTCCTCCTGCACCTGTTGTATCAGTTGCTCCTGCTGTAACTGTTGGATCTTCTCCTTCAGGGGCTGTGTCAGTTGCTCCATCTATGTCTGCACCTATACCTGCTCCACTTATTCCTGCACCTCTCATTTCTCCTTGTGCATCAGTTGGTGGAGAAGTTAAGTTCTCGTCATTTTCTTCTTTCCAATATCTTTCGTTTTCGGCAAGTTCTGCATCTGACATACCTAAGAAACGTTTCATTGCATATCTATTACTAATGAACGGTATGGCTTGTATCTGTGCAAAAGTTCCTATTCTTTGATTATCTAATTCTGATTGTCTATAACTTGCAAAGTTTTGTGGTGGTTGGAATAATAAGTCAAACATTGCAATATCAATGTTTACACCTTTTTCTAATAGATAACGCTTAAATTCTTGGTTAAACACTTCTACAAGTAAGTTCTGTAGACGTTCACAGTATTTGTTAAATCTCAATTCTTGGATATATGCAGTTCCAACTCTGCCATCATTAAACTGACTTTGTCCTTCATCTTGGGCCGCCGCTGGTAAGTATGAACTAGGAATACGTAAACCTCTTACAAGTTTATTTGTAAAATATTTTAGATCGTCAATCTCACCTAAGTTAGTACCACCTGGTAATGTTTCAACTTTAGAACCTCTACCTTCAGCAGTTTGCGGAAAGAAATAATCTTCATTAGTTGATAAAGGATTATATGCACTATCTATTACAGAAGTACCGCCTCCTGTTTTACTTGGAATACGTCTTTGATGTATTTCTGTTTTTACTCTTTCAACAAATTGCATTGCAAGGTGTGATGGCATGTTACCTACATCAACATAAAATACTCTACGCTCCGGAGCTCTCTGTGTTCTATAAATTATGATAGCATCTTCTAATAATTCTTTTTGCTTATATACTTTAAATATAGATTCTAACAATGAATTACCAAATGGTGCATTATTGTCTAATCCTTCTGACAAACTTAAATGTACCATATGTTTAGCTTCTACGGCAATTTCTTTATTCTTGTCAATACCAAATCTTGTAGAACTACTTGCTGTACCGGTATTACCAACCATACCTCTAACGCCACCTGTTAGGTATCCATCACCGCCGCCGGTAACGTTTCCGTTAGTTGTATAAGGAGTTGTTGCTACTTTATCTACAAAATTTAAATTAATGTCTTTGACAATATACTGCTCAGGTTTCTTTCCTTCTGATTCATTAACAATGATGCTTGATACCTTTGCAGGATCAACATGAAACCAGTTTGTAGTTTCTGGATCTCTAATAAAGAAAGCATCACCAAATTTAAAGACGTTACGCACTATTTTAAACATGCGTGTTTCAAAGTTATTGGACTTTGTCCACTGCTGTAAATATTGTTCTAAGACCTTTATTTCACTACCTGTGCCTGGTGTTTTAAAGTCTAGTGTAAATGCTGTTTTGTTTTGTGTGTTCTGTTGTGTACAAAATTCTGCAAGAATATCCAGAGCCGCGTTGACTTCAGAGTCTTGATCCATTACATTATATTGTCCGTAACGCTCAACTCTGTTAGGAGCACCTGTGTATACATCAGGTAAAAAACTTGAATAGTTAGTTCTAGCCGGTCCTGGTTGTGATCCTGTGTTACTTAGAGGACTTCCTGTTCCTCCTTGCATTTGATCAACTGGTGTAAAGTGTCTTTTCCAACTCATATTTTATTCCTACCCTGCCATCACGTTGCCGTTTAATGCAGAGATTAATTTGTTTGCTTTTTTATTAATATCAATAAGCTCAGCTAACTGTATATTTATTGCATTTGCGCCTGCTTCTGCATTATTTGTGGCTACTTGAGTCTGAGCTCCTGCTTTCTGGTTTTGTTTGTCCATAAATTCTTTTGCGGTTTCTTCTGAAGGATCACTGCTATCCACTTTTGGTGGTGTGTTGTTACTCGCAGTTTGTTGTTCTGCTCCGCCGTCGCCACTAAAAAGTGATGATAAACTTTTACCTTCTCCACCTAACCATTTTGGAAGATAACTTTTGAAATTTGGAAATTCAAAATCAAAATTAAACAATCCTGCAAATCCGTCTTTAATTTTTTGCCACATATTACCAATTGCTTCACCTAGACTTAGATTGGAGAAGAATGATTTAATATTATCCCAACCAATAAATCCAACTATACCTGATATAAGCGTACTTGCTACTAATCCAAAAGGATTAAGTTTTGCCAAAGTTAACACCAATAATCCTGCGGCACTTACACCAAAAGATACCCAATCAAAATCCGCAAACATGCTTTTTAATGCTGATGTAGCCAAACCTTTTAGTAAGTTGCCTATATCATCAAATGCTCCTGAAAAGTCTCCTCCCAATATTTTATCAATTATAGGTTTAACATGATTGTCGTAAAAGAGTGATAACTGATTCATACTTTCTTCAAATTTCTGCTTACCGCCATCTTCCCACCAACCAGTAATTCCTTTTATCATGTTTTTAATTTTGTCAATTGCTCCTGTGCCAAGTTCTCCTGCCTTTCCAGAAAGACTCTCAAACCAACCAGTAATTTTTTTTAAATACTTGCCCCAATCAACTTTCTTAAAAGCAGTTTGTAATTCTTTTAATTTAGGCAAAATATCACTTTGAAAATATTTTGAAGCCGTTTCATAATATCCATCCATTTCTTCCACAGTAGGAATCAAGTCTCCTATAGTATCAGTAACTTTTTTGAATACATCACTATCCACAATGTTTGATATAATTTTTCCTTTTACATTATTAAGAGCTTCTTCTGCCGTTGCGAATGCTTTAGTAACTTTATTTCTTTTCTCTTGTTCTTCTTTTGTAATACCTGCGGTTGTTTTTTGAATTTTTTGCAATTGACCTATTGATTTTAAATATTCACCTGTTGCAGTTCCTCCTGAAATTGAAGCCTGAACTCCTGCTTTTCCTAAGGTGTTTGCAAATTTCATACCATCGTCGGCCATACTTCTTAAAAAGTTATTTGCCTGTTCCGCTGTCATGTTTTTGACATTTTTTGCTTGGGCGGCAAAGGTTGCATTGTTGGCCATCAACTGTTGAGTCAACGGATCGTTGGCAACACCGTCAGCCATATCAACTAATGCCGCTTCTATCTCAGGTGATACAGCCGCAACCTGTGATAATCTATCTCTTAAATTATCTCCAGCTTCAGCTATAGCCATCTGTCGTCTAATATCTAATGATGCGGCTTTTTGTTGTGCTTCTATATCTTTTCTGCTTTTACCTGTAAGTTTTGCTATTTTATCTAGCTCTCTTGAATATTCTAATGAACCTTGTATCAACTGTTCTTGAGTCATATTTGCTCTTCTACCACTTAATTGTGTAAGTTGACTGTATGATATTAAATTTTCATTTAGTTCTTGTGTTGTAAAGCCCATAGCCATTAAGTCTTGACCTGCTGTGCTTTGTCTAAGTTCCTTACTTAATCTACCAAAATTTCTAGCACCATCTTGAATACTGTTTCCAAATATTCTTATACCTTCTGCATTAGATTGTAAAAGGTTAGCAAATTCTTCCTGTGGTATTGCTGATCTACCTGCCACGCTGGCCAATTCAAACATGTTGTTACCAAAGCCGGCACCTATAGTAGACAGCTCTCTAAATACATCCATTTGCCCTTCAACTGCTTTAGTCAAGCCCGAAAGTGATTCTCCAACTAAAGGTATATGTTGGGCAAAGTCTGATATTCTATTGCCACCAAATAGTAGCTCTCCTGCAAAACCAGGAATTGCTCCAACCACACTACCGATAGCGGCAGTTAAGGCATTAAAGGCTCCACCAATTAATCCTGTGGCTCCTTTGGCTAATGATCCTAATGCTCCTGTTGTTTCGTCTGATTGCTTGCCAAGATCGTCAATGCTTTTTGCTGTTTCTTCTGATTCTTTGCCCAAAGGCCCTTTCTTATCTCCTTTGGCTAATGAATTTCCACCACCTAGTAACTTGACAATCTGCTTGAGAGTTTGTTCTGACGCGGCTCCCTCTGCGACTACTTCGCCTACTCCTGGAATATCAATTTTTACGTCGGCCATGAATTATATACTCTGTTTATCTGATACCATAAATACTATGCTATATTAATTATATTTAGCAGGAGAAATAAACATGGTAGATAACTCGAACCCAAAAATGGGAACTACAATTCAAGGTATTCCAGCTGGAG